TGGTATAAAGACATGCCAACAAGAATGGATGGCGAAAAATTAGATGGTCTATCAAAAGATGGAGTTGCAGTTAGTAACCTAACATTAAAGGGATGCTCTCCCTTTCTTGATGCCTTAAGTACAGGTTATATTTTTGAACTACCATTTGATATGGAGTTTAGAAAAAATGATAAAGGAATGATTAATGTTCGTTGGGCAACAAATATTAATTTTATAGGACAGCATGGACCAGATCAAGCTCCAGGACTTCCAGGACCATTTGGTGGATCTTCAAGTCTTCTTAAGTGGAGACCAGGATGGAGAGTTATTACTCCAAAAGGCTACAGTTGTTTGTTTACTCATCCAATGAATAGACACGATCTTCCATTTAGAACATTTTCTGGTGTTGTAGATACTGATATGTATAAACTTGGTGTTGAGTTTCCATTTCAATTATTGGATTCTACAATTGACAAAGATGTTTTTATTCTTGAAAAAGGTACTCCTATTTGTCAAGTTATTCCATTTAAGAGAGAAGACTGGAAAAGCGATGTTGTAGAATTTGATGAAGATGCAAATCGTAAAAATGGTTTCTTATTAAAATCAAAAATAGTTCGTTCATATAAACAACAATTTTGGCAGAAAAAAACTTATAATTAGGAGATAATATGGATTGGTTACAGCAGGTTCCACAAAATAATGTTGGAGTAAAAGAAGAATCTATGCCACCAATGGGCGGTACAGAGATATTAAAGTCTGGACTATATAAACATACAAACATAGCACAGCATGAAGATATTAACCTTTTACTATCTAACCCATATTTTAAAAATATAAAATATACAAAAAAGAATTTACTATGGCAGCATCTGGCTCATAGTGATGAGTCATTAAAGTCAGGATATACAGATCCATCATTTATGAATGCTATAAATTCATTTGTTTATGTATCTAACTGGCAACATGAAAAGTATCGTTGGATTTTTAGAATCCCCCTTGAAAATGCATATGTTATTAAAAATGCAATAGAACCAATTGAGTTTAAGCCAAAGCCAAAAGATGGAAAGATTAAGTTAATCTATACATCTGCACCCTTTCGTGGCTTAGATATGCTTTTGCCAGCTTTTGAGATGCTAGATAGAGACGATGTAGAACTTGACATTTATTCTTCTGCAAAAATGTATGGAGATAGATATGAAGCACATACAGACGGGGTATACGAAGAACACTTTGAAATAGCTCGTAATATGAAAAATGTAAACTATATGGGTTATGCTACAAACGATGTAATTAAAAAAGCTTTACAAGATGCTCATATATTTGCATACCCAAGTACATTTGAAGAAACATGCTGTTTGGCTATGGTTGAGGCTGGTGCTGCAGGATGCCGTATGGTAACAACAAATCTTGGAGCACTATATGAAACTGGATCTGAATATGCACGTATGATGCCAATGCAAGCGGTACCAGAAACATTTATACCAGCATATGCAAAAACATTAAATGAAGAAATTGACAATTATTGGTCTATATCTACACAAAGTAAATTGCAAAAACAATCAGACTTTTATAATGAAAACTACTCATGGGAACTAAGATCCAAGGAGTGGAATAGATTGTTTGAGCTAATTAGCTCCACTTAGCATTATATTTTGTTTCATCAGACTTAACAATTGTATTAAATGTTTCATCGTTATTATGCTCAATTAAGTAGTTTAGTGTAAAATATTCAGAACGAGAATATCCTAAAACTGACTCTGCTCTGCGATATAGATCGTTATCTCCAAACCAAATCTGGAATTGATCATCTGCACGTAAAGAAGATGTGCTAGAAATAATCATAGCAGCTCCATCAAAAATATTTACTAACTCTTTATTTTGATCATTTAATGCATCATAAGAATCTTTAATTACAAATGGGTCAAAATCAATAACTCCATTTAGTAAAACAACAGAGTCTGCTCCATTTGCGACGGCATAATCAATGCCAGTATTCCAATAACGATATATGCTGATATCGTCAAAATCCTCTAAATGTACAACTCCGTCATATGTTAGATACCCATCTACTTTATTTACAAAAATAATTTTATTGGAAAAATTAGGAGCTGTTTGTCCAGCATATGGGTGGGGCACCTCTATTTTTTCCACTTTCTGGGTTTCTTGATTAAACTTTTGACTTTCGTAGGTGTCTGGGGCGGTATATCCTCCAGAAAAGTTACTAACAAATGATGAAAGGTCTTCCTCATTAGAAATTACTGGAACTACTATCCATGTATTATTCATATTTCTCCTTATGTTAAATCATAATATACTAATATTATATCATATAGTATAAAATGATGTCTTTTATTATCTGATTAACTAACCCAGCACATACCTACATCGGTGGTTGGTCTAAGATTGGATTCTTTCCAACCACCATTTTCCCATTTATCTTTATTTGCCATTACCCAATCATCCAGTCTTTGCTTTTTAATATCAAACCACTTTTTTGGCTCCTGTAGATGATGTTCTATAAATTGAGGACCTATTTTTGTATACCCCAATTTTTGCAAATATTTTATTTGTTCAATGTGTTTGTCAATTGTATTTATTGTCCATTCAAAAGTTAATGTGTTATATTTTTTTGTCATACCCTTAAATACAAACCATTCAGCACCTTCAACATCAATCTTAATTAAATCAGGTTCTCCGTATATTTTTGCAAGGGCATCAATAGTAATAGTTGTTGCCTTGATGGTCCTATATTCTTTACCGTTATAAGGCATAGAAGGGTCTGTAAGCCACGAACTCTCTATGGTTGATAGTCCGTCCTCAACACACTCATAAAACTCTACTATAGAGTTATCTGTATCTGATACAGCAAATTTTAAAGGTATAACATTTTTATTATAAATAAAATTTGATACTAGTTCTTTAAATACTCTAGGTCCAGGTTCAAGAGCAATTACCTTATACCCTTTATTTAATCCAGCAACAACAGCATCTCCACGGTTTGCACCAATATCAAACATCAACATTATTTTATTCTTTCTAGGTTATTTAGAATAGCTTTTCTATACAATTCTGAGATATTAGTTTTAAGCAAAAGATTAAAAATTTCTATACTTTCATCTCTTCTACCTATCCACCAAGCAGCAACTGCTTTTTGAAAATTTAAAGAGCATTCTTGGTCATATCCAATACCTGCTGGTAATTTCTTGATCTTATTTTTGTTTAGTCCTAGTTCAGCATAGGTATAGCATTCTTGCCATGCTTGTGATTTTTCGTGGAATTGAGATAACATAAAATATGCTTCAGGTCTATCAGGAAGAACAGTCATTGCTTGTAAAATACAATTGCTAACTGTGTAATGCCTATCTGATTGATCTTCAAAGCACCTTGCCATTTTAAGCAAAGAATTATATGTTAAGGTTTTATGGGTTTCGTATCCATATTCAGCACACCTCAAATAAAATGAAATAGCAGAAGCAGTTTGATTTAGCTTTTCATATTCAACGGCACAATCAAAATTAATCTCAGGATTAAATGGATCATCAGACAATTTAACAATCAAGTTTTCAATAATGTTATTCATAAGACAATGCCTCCAAGATTAAATCTTCTACAACTACCTTCGGTGTTCTTAATATAAATGCCGCATTGTCCTGGAATCCAAAGGTAATAAGAAGATCCCCATTATGCACAGCAGCCCCAGCAACAAATTCTACACGGGCATCAAGGAAAGAAAACTTTTTAGAAATTCCTACAAGGTTCATTTCTTTATCCCAAACAAGAAGTCTGTGGCGATAGTAAGCATCTTTTTGTTGTAGATAATTTTTAAATAAATCTACCTCATGGGTAATAGAGATATACATGTTGCCCCAAGGAACTACATGAGAACTTCCTCTTTGATCTATGGTTGGAACCAGCCCTTGCCTTAAAGATACTTGCTCACATTTTGGTTCATTTGGATCAGCCTTAACAATTTCTACTGGAGATGTCCATTTTACAAAATGGTATGGCTTGTCAATAATTGGTACCCAGTTTTTTTCACAATAAGAATTATTTTCTCCAGGAGTTGGAATACGGACTCTATTAACCTCTTTTGCAACCCAAGAATCTTTATCTAATTCAATTCTTGTATATTCCATTCTGCCCACGCCATTTGTTGTGGTATCTCTTCTGACACCAACTAAATAATAATCTTTATCCCATTTAACCAGACGAGCATCCTCAAGTCCTACAAACTCCCAAATCGGGATATGTAAATCAAGCATCTCTACATGAGTATAATCAGTCATAGATAGATTATCATCAAGTCTACAGATATAATTTTCTGTTCTTAGATTTTGATCTTTCTCAGGATGAAGGTATGATAAAGGGCCCCACCTATTTGGAAATTTCTGGGTATTCTCAGAATGATACAAGGTATAATTTACATGCCTGAGATTTACTAAGATATCTCCATCATCATCTACAAATACTGATGGATTCATAAGACCAGTACCTGAGTGAAGTCCATTTGAAATTACTAGTGGTGCTAATTTTCCACCATGCTCTACCGCTTTTTTAACTAAATTCCCCATGAGTACAGTATAGCAAAAAAATGATTTTCATGCAAGTAATTGACAAATTAAAAAGCTGTGTTATAATTGACTTATAGTACTTAATAAAAAGAAAAGTACTAACTATAAAGTTTATGTTTATACTTTAGTTTTAAACGTATTTAATATAATATAAACTGTGATATACTAAGACAACTTTGCAAAAGGCAAAGTAGTCAATTAATTTTTTATTAGAGAGGTGGCATTTTAAATGTCCGATGTATTTTCTTTCCGTCTTTTGGATGATTTTGTAAATAAGTTTAAGGAGATTGAGCCTCCATTTGGATTCTCAGATGCTGGTAATAATTCCCTTGGAGAAATTACATTTATCCGCACATACTCTCGTGTAAAAGAAGATGGAACTAAAGAACGTTGGCATGAGGTTTGCAAGCGTGTAATTGAAGGAATGTACTCAGTTCAGAAGAACCACGCTAAAGAAAACCGCCTACCTTGGAATGACAACAAGGCCCAGAAGTCTGCACAAGAAGCTTTCCAAAGAATGTTTGAACTAAAGTGGACCCCTCCAGGTCGTGGTATGTGGACATTTGGAACAGCAATGACCATGGAAAAAAAGAACTCTGCAGCACTACAAAATTGTGCAATGGTATCTACTCGTGATATTGATAGAAATGATCCTGGTGCATTATTTGCATGGGTGATGGATGCCTTGATGCTAGGAATTGGTGTTGGCTTTGATACGGTTGGAGCAGAAAAAGAATATCCTATTTATGCGCCAACAGAGCCTTCTTCTATTTATGAAATACCAGATACCCGTGAGGGATGGGTAGAATCAGTTAGATTTCTTCTAAACTCATTTCTTCGCCCAAATCAGCATATACAGGAGTTTGACTACTCCTTGATCAGACCACTAGGTGCCCCTATCAAGGGCTTTGGAGGCGTTGCAAGCGGTCCACAGCCATTGATTGACCTACATACACGTATCAGAAAAGTTATTGGCTCTAGGGCTGGAGAAAAGCTTGATGCTCGTGCAATTACAGATATTATTAATTTAATTGGAACATGTGTTGTTTCTGGAAACGTTCGTCGTTCGGCAACACTTGCACTAGGTGCAGCTGGAGATCAAGATTTTATTAATCTTAAGAATTCAGAAGTATTCCCAGAAAGAAACTCATTTGATCCAGAAAATCCAGGATGGGCTTGGATGTCTAATAATT